TGTGTTCGTTGTAATTAATCGCAAAAATGGTTGTGCTTGCATGTAAGGTACCTTAATTTCAACTTCATCTGACTCATCAAGATCAATAACCACATTGATTGTGGAGGGGTCTCCAATATTGGGTATCGTACTAGCAGAAAAATTGCCTGCGTCCCAATTTATGTTGATACGTCCACGATGATATTGAGATCTCACTACTTTAAATCTAAAAATAATCTCTCCTCTCCAATATTCAAACATTGAAGTGAAATAAGACAAAGGAGTATGGCCTACTGATGAAGTTGCAGCATCTCTATCCCAGAGAGAAGGACATACTGCAGAATAGAACAATAAATCATTGACACCGTTCGTAGTTGACCATAAGCTGCCACACAAAAAGCTTTCCCTTTGAAGCAATTTAAGAATTTGTAACTCATCTTGGTCAGAACCACCAGCATATGAACTACCCACGCAAACCTCTTGTTTAGGTTGTAAAGACAACTTCATAACAGGTTCTGAAATTTCAGAAGACGCAAGCTGAAAAGGAACATTTTTAAAAGGTGTAACATCATCAATAACAGGAGTGTTTGTAAAACCCAAAAAACTTGCAACATCACCTATAATATCTGCTGCTTTCTCAGTCGCCATAGCATAAGTGCCAAGAACAGGGACATTTTTAAGCTTAGAAGCAATTGATGAAACAGTAGAAGCGGGCCCACTAATAGCACCAGTATAGGATTTCTTCCCTTGCAAAACTGTTCTAGCAGTTGAACCTGATAATTCATAATCCATGCAATAAGCATAAACCGTGATATCAATACCGGTTGTCGTGACACCATTAGCTGAACGCAAAGCAGCATATTGCCACAATTCTACAGAACCCATATCAGTAAAATCTGCAAAACTTGCTGTAGAAATAAAAGGGTAAGGCCATAAGAAAGGTAATATCATCTCTTCGTTGGAGGTAGACTGATTATCAAGCCAAACATGTGGTCTTTGTGAAACACCAATTTGTTGAACACCCACAGAGGTAGTGGTAGGTACACTATTGGTAACATACCCTGCAAGAGGTCGATAAAATGCACCCAAACGGCCATAATAGAAAGGACTCCCATTGATCATAAATTTAAGTGCAAGATTAGCTCTAATTAAAGAGTAACCTTGTAACTTATTCTTAATCGCTGGAGTTGAAAAATACAAAGCCCATGGGTTAAACCCATCCTTATAGCCTGGAGCACCATTTTCAGTCCAGCGGTACTGGTATATAATACTAGGCCTTTTTAGAAAGTCATCTAAAGTAGAAGGATTAAGTTGAGATTTATAGATATTATCAAAAGAATTGGTAATATCTAAAGTTTTTGACGGAGGTTCATTGACGAACATCGTCGTTTCTTGTACGTGGTCGGTACTTTGTGCTGCCGTTTCAGGGACAGCTTCCTCAGCATAATTGCCAGTTAAATTGTTAGAAGAAGCAAGTGCTTTATTTGAAACGTACGTTGAACTACACTCATTGGGCAACGCACGCCTACTCCTATTTGGATCAAGCTCCATCCTTCCGTAAAAACGGATTTTGGGGATCGCCCTAGCATGATTATAGAATTGGTGACCCATTCTCTTCATGGATTGTGGAATAGTAAGTTCCATGAAGCAGTTACTGCCACCAAAGCGAGGATTTTGGCTATGACCATCCTCAATGGCCACGTATGAACATGAGTTTGAGAAAAATCTCTCTCTATACTGATCATAAGTAAGCACTTCGTACTTTCTCATTTCATACATAAGATCAGTGGATTTGTCGCACTCAGCAATTAATTCTGTGAGAGCATCAAAGAACTCTTTACCGTGGAAAAAAGCTTCTGCAAACGCTGAACAAATGGCTTGTGCTAATTGCTCTGATGCACTTACAGATTTGGACTTGATACCAATCGTCAACATCTTGAAAATAGAATTAATTTCAAGTGGTCCTACGATAG